ATTTGTAAGGTCTTTATTTTTAGTAAGTTATCAAAGACGCCGGCCAAGGAACGGGCTTATATCCGAGACAAAACGGCACACTTTGTGCAGATAGTCATGGCCTTTAATTCGTTAAATATGAGCGACTTAGAGACGCGTCAATTTTATCATTGACGGGAATTTTGCCCGACTTTTCCTGGTTTTCCTGTTTTGCTCGGCCGCCCTCAAGAATCTCTCCCAGGCTATTGATGGCAATTTTCATATTCTCCGGCGTCGCGTGAGCATAGCGCATGGTCATAATTATAGAGCTATGTCCCAGGATTTTTGAAACCGTCACCAGGTCGATCCCCTTCCTCACCATAGCCGAAGCCGCACAATGCCGAAGATCGTGGAATCTCAGGCCCTTGATCTTCGCCTTTTCGCAAGCCCTCAGAAATGCGTACCTCACGGCGAAAAGGGAGACGTTCCTCTTTTTCTTTGAGTTATAAAACACAGACTCCGAAACTTTGGGCACGTTCTTTAAAGTTTCAATAATGAGGTCGTTCATCGGGATCTGCCGGGTTTTGCCGGACTTGGAATATTCGATGAAAATATATTTTCCTTCAAAATGAATGTTCTGCCATTTGAGGTCCAGGATTTCATTTCGCCTCATGCCTGTTGAAAGTGCGATGATTAGGACAGGCTTTATCCCGGGCTCCGCAGCCTCCACCAGCCGCCTCATTTCCTCGTCGCTCAGGGTTTTTTCCCGGATATTGTTAACCGGAAATCTCCTGATTTGTTTGGCCGGGCTGAAATCGGTCTTCCCCCAAAGGATAGCAATATTGAAGATCGTCTTCAGGCAGCTCAGTTCCCGATTGATAGTCGATGGGTTTGCCTTCTCGTCCTTCCGGGCTGCCCTGTATCGCTCTATGATCTCGGGCGTTATCATAGACAAAAACTTGCCCTTAAAGAATTCGTTAAAATGCTTTATGGCCGACCTGTCCCGGACCCAGGACCTTTTATTTTGCTTGGAATAAAGCTCCAGGAATTCGTTAGCGAAATCCTCAAAGAGCAGGTTCTTTCGAGGCCCCTTAATCCCCCAGGCATCGCGTTTGATCTTCTTTTGCTCCTCCCACATAGCTTGTTCTGTCTCCTGCTTAGAGAGTCCAACGGTCCTTCTGATTCGCTGCCCTTTACAGGTAAAATCAAATGCCCATTTTCCGTCTTGAGTTTTTTTAATCTTCATCTATATTTAATCCTTTATATTCTTATTCGGGGATTCCCTGTTCGCTGACATACCCCAGCCAACCCCTAAATACGATAGCCGCGATTTCAGGGATTCGGCTCATATAGTAATCGTTCACTAAAAAGAGGGCGTCATGGTCATTCGAGTATTCCCGCCCAACGTAAACATCGCCGTAAAATAATGTACCTTCGCCGACGCTGAGGCCCTTGATATCGTTTCGGATATCTAGATAAGCCTCAAGCTCCCGAGCCCTCGATATCTTTTCGATCATCTTTCCCTCCATAATAAAGAGAGGTGGTAGGGGTCAGGATGATCCCGACCCCCGATTTGAGATTGATCGCATCGCTGCGTGGAGGCGCATATCATGCTGGAATTGTTTCCTCGGCCTCTTCGGTAATCCTCATGCCTTTCACCCTGATCGGCATTTGGAGGCCCTCCCATTTTTCACAGGCCGTGATATAGTTGGAGAGGACCTGGTTCAATGCGCGGGCCTGCTCGAGGGAGATTTCCAGCTTGATTGTCTCGCCGCCCCTGGGTTCGATAGAGAAATCAAAGATATCGCCGGGCGGGTTTCCATCTGTCGCCGAATTGACTTTGATAACGATATCAAGGTCGGTCAATAAAAACAGATTGCCTTTTTCGGGAACGGCCTCCCTTTGTTTTGTCAAAATGCCTCCTAATAAGATTGATTAAGTCATATTAGGCTCATCTATCATTATTATATAATAAAGAGGCACAATGTCAATAGGGAGGCTTGATTTTTATTCAGGCCGTGCTAAAATGCCCTAAGAATGAAAAAGTCCCAAGAAAAGAAAGAAGAAAAAGCTGATCCATTTGTCACCCGGGAATTTGTCACCCGGAAAGAAGTTGCTGACCGCTTGCGACTTTCTGAGGGCTCGATCTACAATTTAATGAAGGCCGGCGAGCTTACATATTACCGGGTTGGCCGGAGAATTTTATTCAAGGTTCAAGATATCCTGGATTACCTGGAAAAGCATTCTCACCCGGCTAAGAAATAAGGTCCCCGAGAATTTCTTCCTTTGGGATCGTCTTAAATTGGCTGCATTTTCAAATAGATCCCCAGCATTTATTTATAAACATCCCCCCGGGGTCCGATCGCAATAATTTTAAGCAGTTTTTTTTCTTTAAAGATTTCGTAAATAATTCTAAATTGGCCTGAATCTATAGCCCAGAAACCAGAATATTTCCCATGTAACGGATATCCCATATAGGGCTTTTTTTCAATATCATCCAGGTGCTTATCTAATTGTCTTTGTATTTTTTCCGTACACTTGTGAAAATATTTATCAGCGGATTTTGTAAGAAAAGACTGGAATCTATTTTGCGCCTCTTTTTCTGGCAACGATTTTCCCTCGCTTCAATTCATCAATTCCTCGGTCTATCGCCCTTTCTAATTCGGGATTGCACAATATTTCCGCAGTAATTTCTTTCCCTTTTCTTATTTGTTCCCTAGTTACAAATTCGGGGATATTTAACGAACTGTCTAATTTGTTTATATTGTCTATTGAACTTATTTTATACATAATCAATTCTCCCATGCCAACCCAAGTAAAATCATTTTTTGAATTCGTAATTAATTCCATTATTTTTTGCCTTTCTTCGTAGCTATTGACACGATTGCCTCGGCGATATTTTGTGAGTTTATAGAAAAAATCGGATCATTCGTAACGGGGTGGCGTATATTTAATTTAATTATTTTTGTAACGATTGTCTTCAATTTAATGATAGTACCGTCCTCCAATTTATAAATATTCCATTCTTCCTTTTTTGGCGTAAATTCCATTTCTTCGCCCTTGATCCATTGGTCTCCCCTTTTTACTTCTGTCTTAATGCCCATATTAGTTTTTCCTCTCTTTTATATTATATGCTTTTGTCAAGCAAATATTAAGGGGTTATCTAAATAAACCTATAATTTCATCGCTCCCCTATGCTTCCTCAACCGTCGCCGATCATTGACCCCGGCCTATCGCGCCCCCTCTCGCCTCTTCCCATTTGGCTAATCTATCCATAAGCCCAAAGCGGACCCTGGGATAGCCGATCGTCAAGACGCGGTCCCCAGCTCTCCCCCCGCCTAGATCATCGCGCCACGGGACGATTTTGAAAAAACTCTCGGGAACTGTTTCGGGGATAATCAACCGCACCACACGCGAAAAGTCCCCCCCCTGAACCTTTATCTATGGGTTCCCCACCTTTTTTCCCGCCGCTCCCGCGCCTTCTTGACACTCAAGGCCCGGCCTGAATATTCCTTGCCATCCAATGCCTGAATCGCCCTCAAGCCCTCTGTCTCATCGGCCATCTCGCAAAAACCGAATCCTTTAGATCGACCGGTCTCAAAATCCTTGATGATCTTGAAACTTTCGACTTCTCCAAATTCCGCAAACATCGCCCGGAGTTCATCCTCTAGGACGGTCCAGGCCAAATTGCCACAATAGATATTCAAAATTAAAAACTCCTTTTTTAAATTGAGAATGCCCGGTTCCCCCAGGCGTCTGAAATGTCGAAGCCTATCTTCTTCTCTTCCCAGGGATGCTAAATGAAGGCTTAGGCTTATAGGGATTTTTTACGAAATCTATACGCTCAACAGAAGGGAAACGAAAAGACATCGTAGTTTTTCCGTCAAGATTTGTTACGGCGAAATCGCCCTTTCCGATAATATCCATTCCGATAAGAACGTCTCCCCCCTCAAGATCGCCTAAAACGACTGTTACCTCAGGAATAACAACGTGATTGGGAAGCCATATATTTACCAAAAAGGTGTTGCGCCTTGCCGTTCCGCTGGGTGTATGAATTTCAGTCAACCCAATGGCCGACAACTTACATTCATCCACTACTTTTTGAGTAACTAGCGTCCCCGTTGCGCCCGTGTCCCAAATGGCTGAATATTGTTTACAGTCGGGACTCAACTCAAGGCGTGTTTCTAACCCGGGCTTGGAAGATGGCGAAATAAACACTTTGCTTTTTAAAACATTTGCGCTTCCAGAACATTGAGCCGTAAATGACTTCGGAAAAAAGGGGATCATACAATTCTTACGCGTGAATGGAATACTTGAGTAAAAACCTTTTTACCGGACGCGCATTTTTGGACTAGAAAAGTCCCCAGCTTCTCCACTTTCGATGTTTCTGAGATTGCCTCAGAAATGCTCGGATATGATCCAAGAATTTTATTGTTTTTAATAACAATATATTTCCCGGGATATTTCTTAAATAATTTTTCTTGGTTTTGAATAAAAAAGTCAAATTCTTTCTCAAGTAATATCATTTTTTATCCCCATTAATAATAATAAACATAATTACTTAATGTCAAGTGATCGGGATTCAAGCATAATTCGTTGATGCTCTAGTCACCTAGACTTCCTCAACGGTTACCGAGCATTGACCCCGCCTGGGCCTTAGATAGCGCCCAGCGTGCCCTAGGATGCGTTTAGGCTGTATCCTGCGCCGCTTGGCTTGTCAATTCCTCTACCCGTGCGGCCCTGACCCGACCTATCGCCTGTAACCAACTTTGCTTCTGTCCGAACCAATGGCGGAGTTTCCTTTCATCCACCCCTAGCCGTTTAGCCGCGTTGACCATGCCGCCCATCTGCATATAGGCCAGGAACCGGACGGCAAATGCTTCCGTCGTCCATTCTTTCCATTCAAGTGGATCTTGCTCCTGACTCTCGACGGCTTTTTGATTTTCGAGAATCAGACGCCGTTCCCAGGAATCCTCCTCGTCCAGGCCGCCCATTACGAAAACTTGAGGGATAATGGATTCCCGGACCCCGGCCAGGTAAACCGCCCCCGCTACCGCGTTTGATAAATCATCATGCCCGCCCGCGTAGTGGTCCACGCCATCCTTCCCGCCGCTCCTGGTCCGGCGTTCAAGCCCCCGGAGCTGGGCAAATAACCTTTGATTATCTAAAAGGTCAATTTGTCTCTGAGCCAGTAGCGGCTCCATTTCCAAATACAACTCGCTCTTGCTAAGGTTTGACGGTTCAAACATTATCCCCTCTTCCCTGAATGCGCTCGAAACCCATTCCCCAGCGTATCGGTCCGCCGTACATTCGGAAATATCATAGGCTTTCATTGTGTCCGAGAATTCCTTGACGACACTCCGGGGTGTAAACGGCGGCTTTTTCTCCTCGAGCCGATCCAGCACTACGCGGCCTGAATCGTCCTCTTTATGGGCAATTGCCATTGTCATGCTGTCGGACGATCCGCCTGAAGGGTCCACGAAGGAAAAGTAGTTAAAGCCGTCCACCTTCGGCAACTCCCAACGGCCCGAAACAATCGCGGCCTCGATGATTTCAGTCGGCAGAAACGCGCTCACGTCATCCCTGAATTCGGCAAGCCATTCGGCCTTGGCAGCGGCAAAATCCTCTTTCAGGGCTTTAGTGATAATCCGATCTTCAATCGTCGGGTTCATGGCCTTCGTCGGGGCTTTCCAGACCAAAGTATCCGGGTCGTCTTGACCATACTTTTCTCGAAACGCCTCATAGAGCGGCCCGGACTTGCTGTAAGGTGATGATATTGCCAATAACATCGAACCGGGGACGGTAGCAAGTGCCGGACGAAGCGCGGTGAGGATCTCCTGGGCCGGATTCAATCCTTCCGATCTCCAGAAAGCCACTTCATCACATAAGGCGGCCACGACCGTATAACCGCGCAATGTCCTAAAGTCGCAAGTAGCAACCCGGATGGAGATTTGATTATTCAGCCGGATTTCCTCGGCAAGCTCTTGGTCAACGACTTTCTTAAACATCTTCGAGGATAGAATGGCTTTGATATAGCCCAAAATGACTTTGGCTTGTTGTCGATCTGCGGCGATACTCATAATCCAGCCGGTCTCGCCCGCACTCAGGAAGGGCCGCCAGTCATGGAAAAGAGCAAGGTAGCAGGCGATGATCGCGCTGATAAAACTCTTTCCTCCGCGCCTGCCGCAAATAACGAACGATTCCTTGACCTGCTTTTCCGGCGGCTTTTCCCGACCTGTAAATTCTTTAAACGCGGATACGTCCTCCGCCGTCATCGGAAGGCCGAAAAGTCCGCGAAGGAAAACTTTCCACGTCTTCCAGGTCTCGGGATTCTTAAAGAACGAGCCGAATAAATGCTGGTCATTTATAGCTTCGACGATGTTCACGACAACCTCACTTTTCTTTTAAGGGAGAGAATAGCACCGGGGACGGACTCAAACGCCCCCGGTATGGCCCCGGGCTATCCCTGTATGAAAGTAACTACCGATTAATTTTCAAACCATAGCGGCCAAGGGACGGCGAGTCAGACACCCTCACCGCCCCCAGCCTAGTCGTTTTGGAGAGTTCCAGCCGGAATTGAACCGGCCTTATTATTGCATCACCGCCAGGAATGGCTCGTTGTTTCGTAAAAAAACCTCAAAATCTTTGGCATCGAGTTTCATTTCTTCGGCAATTGCCCGGGGTTTAAGATTTTGTTTCAACATATTTTTTACAAGTCTCAGGTTGACAAGAACTTTTTCAGAAGCCGAAATAATATTTTTTGGATCTTCAGCCAATTGGCCGAGGGGGTCATATGTCGGTTTGAAGGGTTTCCTGGTAGAAATGAGACAAAAATCTTCTGTCTCGTATTTCCGCTTTTCGATTTTGACGGTTTCCACGTCTCTTTGATATAGTTGCAGACAATGCGAATAAAGTTGCCGGAATCTCTCGCCCTCCATGCCCATAAACATGGCAACCTCAACGGAACTCAACCCTTTTTGTAACAACCTTTGGGCCAGGACAAAATTGGACAAATTATCCAGGCCGCCCCAGACTTCGTTTGACTCGACGCTTTGAAAATACGCCCGGATACTTGAACCGTCAAAAAACTCAAACAATTTTTGCTTGCTCATCCGGCCAATAGGTTCTCCATCCGCCGTGAACATGATGCCGGTCGGCTCCAGGTAAAAATCCAGGGTTGCGATTTGTTTTTCTTTGTTTTTCATTTCATTTTTCCTTTCAATCTTTTATATGCTTTTTGGGATTTAAGATATCGGCGATTGAAAAAGATTCGATTTCCTTATCCGTCAAAATGCGGCCTTTTAACCGACCCAACTCTTTTTTAATCTCCGTCTCAATATGTTTTTTAAAGTCATCGCTTTTCACATAATCCGCGCTGGCCCGATATGCCGGATCATTCTTATGGAAATTCTCGCGGGCCTTCTCAAATATCTGATCGACGTTGGATTTCAATTTCTTTTGAATATAGGCATCGATTTCCGATCCGCTTAAATCAATTTGTTTCTCCGGTTCGTCTATCGTAATTTCGCGTTCGACTTCAATCTGCAAATCCTTCTTGAGCTGGCCATTGGTCAAGGAAAGCAAACCCTTTGCTACGGCGATATTCAGGCTCTGGACGTTGGACGCTACGGGGACGTCTGAATGTTCTATCAAAATCCACTTGGTATAAATAGACCTTGCCCCGCTGCTTTCATCTTTAGGAATCCCGTATTCCTTTTCCAACGTATCCTGCCATTGTCTAAACTTCAATGGATTACCCGGCCCGACAACTTCCAAGGGAATAAACCCGACTGAATTGCTGTTCAAGAAGCCGCCCTTGACGCATTGGAAAACATCCTCGGCGAAGTTATGGTTCGCATAGACCGTCTTGGCCAGGATTCCTTTTTTTGTAGGTTTGATCCAGACATCCTTGCCAACGGGCAATTGATCATGCTTGTGTGCAAACAACACCGAGGGCGATGCTCGAAAATCGTCCAATACAGCTCCGTCGGGGATAAGGATTTCGGAGTCGCGGTCCAGTTTGGGCGTGGTAATATACCTAATCGCCGCCCGTTCCCCTTCCTGAATGGAAATATCTGATGGATTGATCGGAATCCCCTTCCGAATATAGGCGATATCATCTACCTTGATCTGTAGTGTCTTGGCATATTGATCCGCCTTGTCGGGAAACAAGTCTTTAAATTTAAATCTATCGGTTCTTAATTCCATGGTTTCCTCACTTGGTTTTGATCGTTTCCAAAAAAGTCTTGGGCTTTTTTTCCATCGCCTCAAGTTCCGCCCGAATGAGCCGCCGGATGATTCCAATGAGACGAGGACTCAAGCCCCTGAAATCCAATTCCGCTTTCGGTAAATTCTTTTTCATTGCTCCCCCTAATTCAAGAAATGTTCAAGCCCGTATTGAGCCTTATCTATGGCGGCGTTATAAACCTTTAGACGCTCATCCATTGCATTGTAAAACTGACTGAGCCGGTCCTGGTCCGCCTCGAGTTGCCTTAATAACTCTTTGTCCAAAAGATTCAAGGCCGGTTTGTCCTCAAGCTTTGCTTTGAATAAGGCGATACGAGCCTCCCGGTGAGTCATATCCCAAACTTCTTTTTGTACCCGGGATCTCTCAATCTTCAAGGTTTCGATCTGCCGCCTAGCTGTTTCCAACCGCTCCGTCATCCGCTCACCCCGCAAATCGGCCCGTTC